AAGTGTCAAATAAAAATCTAATGGAATATCTGGATTCTCTACTTCTTCAAAGTAAATATGATCTATTTGGCTTGAGTCTTCAATATGCGGAACTTCTTCGCCTTTTTTAAAGTATATCTTTTCTCCGCCGAAGAATCCCTCTGGATCTTTAGTACAAGCATAACTGTCTTTGATTATTTGTAATAGTTTACGAGACAATGTAGTAACTAAACTATCATATCGACCTTCTACAATTAACTTTTTTAAAGATATCATATTAATAAATATCACTCAAGCAAATTGTAATTCCAATATGTTTCTTTGTCAACATTATATGGATTACCTGATTGCTGATAGTAACAATTCAAACATAACATTTGTAGATTATCCAATTGATGATTTGTTTCATCTCCGTCGATGTGATCTAATAATACCGGGACAGTATCATCAGTTATTCTTCGTTCGCTATAACCGCAACTAGAACATTCTTCTTTGAATACTCCCAATGCTAACAATCGATTGCGAAGCTTCCATGAAGGATAATTAGGATGTTTGCCTGACAATATATTATCAATCGAATAGATTCCTTTCGATGCTTTTTGAACATCTTTAGGAATTCCTACTCCAAATTGATTTTTATGTAGCTCATACAACGTCTTACCTGAATCTCGGTCTGTATACATACGAGCATACTTTTTATAAGTAGTAAATGATACTTTAAGAAAGCGAGCGGCTTCTGCATTAGATTTTGTATTATCCATTGCATAACGAATTTCACTTTCTGGAATATCTAGAGCCGTCTTACCGATTCCATATACATACTTATATTGTTTGTCTTCCATTAGTAAACTCCATGTTTTCGGAGAACAGTAACTGCATCTTTAGGCATCGTTTTTTCATCATACATTTGTTGCAACAAATCTTTTAGTTTCATTGCTCGATCCGTAAAAAATGATGAATGTACTTTTGTTTGTTTTTGAACTTCTATAATCCAAAATGAATATACCGGGTAAGCATCGTCAAATCTATCTGCATCTGTACGATTTTCCCAATATTCGATTTGATCTTTCAAAGGCCACATATGAATTGGAATATCTGGATCTTTTCTTCTAGCAGATTTAAATGGTTGATGTTTTTCGCGGTTCATATTTTTTGCTATGAACTTATCCATGATATTGATCGAACGATCTTTTGGAGACTCTCCAGTGTGTGCAGATTTTCTACCCATTTGTTTTTATTTTATTTGTTAATATAACTATTTTACGCCAAGCATCTTCAGCTTGGTAAATATACTTTTTAAAGGAAACTATATCGTGATTAGTTCTTGCAATATCTGCTTTCTTCATGTTTCTATGATATGTAGCATGAAGTATACCTATACGAATTTTTATAAAAAAAGTAATCATTTCTTTTTATATTTTTTAACTATCGTTTTTAATTTAGATTTATTTAATAACGTACTAACTTGAATACATTCATCATATGTATCTGTAAATATTGAGCATTCCCCTGCTTGATCTACAATTACTGCACATTGATATGCCTGTAACTCATTATAATCGCAATATGACATCAAACAATCAACAACGTGATCAAATGTTATTCGATCGTCATTGAATAGAATTACATGATGCGGTCCTCTATTAGATTTCGTGTAAACTTTCTTTGACATCTCTAATAATTGCACATTGTTCAAATAATTCTCGATCTTCTGCGAATCGCAATGACTCATTTAAAAATTTTAAACGTCTTTCTCGATCCCAATGATCAGGCCATTCCCACTTATCGGTTTGCATAATATTAATGGAATCTACAAATAAACGTTCTATGAAATTCTGATTCATAACTTATAATATATAATTAATTCAAATTATCCAAATTATACGAATTTAGAATTTTTATCAATAGTTACTGCATCGAATCGAACCCAACCATAATCATGAAGTAAACTTATATTTTTAGGTAATTTAACATAATACCAAGTCATCATTCGCTCATCGGTTTTCTTTGCTTTTGCTACGCCTACCGGATTAGGCCATTCTATAGTTGTAATAATATTATTAATCCATCCATTATTAACTATGGGTTCGGTTCGAACATTTGCATAATTATGTTTCGAAGTATTCCTAGGATACAATGTTTTTCCTATAGTCATATATTCCGAACCAGGCAATGATGTTTTTTGTTTTGATTGTTTTGGTTTAATTGCATTTAAAATATCTTTTGCTAATGCAATTCTAGTATTCAGCATCGGTTTGCCGGCTTGCTCATATTTAGATACAAATTCAGTTGTAGCCTGTTCTAAATCAGTTGATTGTTTAAATTTATTAAAATTAAATCCCGGATACTGTATAATTTCATGTTTTAAAAAATCATATGCAAATTTATCAGTAGCTGGCTTCTTTTTTATATCTACATTAAATCTATCTAAAACATGTTTTCTAAATTTTTTTTTTCTGGCGCCATATGTCCATTGTGCCCAACTATATCCTAGCCCCCCAGAATCAGCTAATGTACCTGTTTTTACTCCCGCTCCTTGTATACGATCTGGTATAAATCCAGATTCGTGTTGTATATTAGCAGCCATAGCAGCTGCAGCTTCGTCGGTTAATCCTAAATCTGTTTTAAACTTTTTCGCCCATTCAATTGCTTTTGGACTAGCTGTTTCAGATAATATAGATTTTAGTTTAATCATTATTTGCCTTTTTGTTCGCGAATAATTAATTCCCCTAAAACTTCTAAACGTCCTACTTCTCTTTGGAATTCAATTTGAGACATTGATGTAGATATCTTTTTATATGTAGCATCATATTCTTTTTTTGCTGCATCTAAATCAAAATTACCAGCCGCAGCTTTTTTGTAGTAAGGCAATTTAACTTTGAAATGATGCCAAGTAAGAAGAGCTAAGCCTCCTTTTTTCTTTGCATTATCAACAATCTTCTCAGCACCCGCTTCTCTAGTGTCTGCAAATGATTCAAAAGTCTCTTTTTTGTCTTTTGATTCAAAAAGTAAATTTATTAGTTTCATATTAATAAATATTACTTTTTTGTTTTATCTTGTTTGAATTCAGTCATATATGAATAATCTGTTTCAAACCCTCCTTTGCCTTCAACACTATAAACAGTCATATCAATTTTGTAACCTGGATTTTTATCAATTCGATTGTATGTCCATGCATTATCCATCCATATGATTCTATTGTTAGGATAAATAAAATAGTTACCATTATCCATTTTAAATACATGCCCACATTTGTGTTCTGGTGTTTCAGAAAAATTAGTATCTAATACATTTCTATTTTCATGTGCCCAATCTAATGTAAACATATATGTGCCTTGCCGTTTAACTCCTGTAATAGAAATTAAATCAGCTCGCAATCCAGATAATCGTTCTCTAATCTGAACATCAATATATGATGAAAATGAATCCCAATATACATGTTCAGTTAATGGTAATTTTTCTGCATCTTTCTTCCAGCAAAATGCATGTATAGGTCGCCTAGTCCAATTTACTCCATTTTCTAAGAATGTTTCAAATAATGGAGTACGTTTTTGTATAGAAGCTACGCTATGCACATCTGCGAGTGTGAATTCTCCGTGTCCTTTTTCGTGATTAAACATGAATTCATTTCTTATGAAACATGTAATCGTGGGTATGTTTGCATTTAAATATGCCATATAACTATTTATTTTTATGTTTTGAAATTTCAACTGCAGCTAATTGAGCTAATGCAGCTTTTTTAGATTTAGGTTTTTTAGATAAGCGTCTACCTGTTTCTGTAGTAGCAAAATAACCTGCTTCGGTTTTTTCAATACGCTCCGGCATCAATTGTTTCATATGATTTTTGAATCCTGCAGGAATAAATTGAGGTTGTTGCATATTATATGAATCCATTTCATGGCCATGCTGCATTTCATTCATTAAGAAATCACCAACTTCTTGTACATCATCTTTTGATGTTGCAATATGATCTGCCGCCCAATCATGTCCATTACTTAATATTTCTTGAACTTGGTCTGCATCCATTTCTAACATTGCATCTACATATTTTTTAATCGTTTTTAAATTGCCAAAAAACATATAATTGCTATCATTATCATTACACCCGCCATCGCCTCCGCAACCGCAACTACATTCATTTAATTTTTTCATTTTTATCCTTATTATCCGCCGATTGTTAATTGAACGTTTAACCAAGCAGACCCATCATAAATAAACAAATAACCCGTACTAAAATTCCAATAAATACTACCGCGCGTCGGCTGAGTAGGTTCCGTAGTTGGCAATATAAATTGTCCAGATGTACCTAATGTACTTAAATTCATAATCAAAGTACTAGAACCAGTAATACTACCACTTAATGGCCCTGTTACTGTTAAATTTGTTGAATTAGATGCTGTCGCAGCATATGATGATGTTACTGTTAATGTATTCGTTGTAGCATTATATGTAAATGTAGAAGTGTCTGTTCGAAGAATTGCACCTGTACTAGTAGTTGATGAAAAAATTGGATAATATGGCCCAGTTCCTGTTGTTGTATTTGTTAAATCAACTCCTGCTGCAGATGTAGCAGTAATACCAGTTAATCCAGAACCATTGCCTGTAAATGATCCTGTAAATGATCCTGTAGCTATAACTGAATCAGTAGTACCACCACTTAATGCATCAATAGCTCTAGTAATGTGTTCAGCTTGAATAGTGCCGCCGTTTGAAATACCTGTTTTATTTATTACCGCCATTCATGTTCCTTTTTTTATAAATAGGCCAATTTTTAGTTTTTTCATTTAACCAATCTTGGCGTTCATCACAACCGCAATCTTCGTTTAACAGTTGAGCAATTTGTTTTGCTAATTGGTCTAATCCTGTTGTCTTTGTTATTTTTTTAATATCGTCGCCTAAACCTTTACTTGGCATAACGTCCTCCATTTCTAACTTTATTTACCAATTGAATCATCATTGTTTGCCACTGCGGTGTTCTAGGAATTTCAAAAACCATAGTTCCTGGAAACGTATATGACTGTTCTGGTTTCATTAATTGCATATGTCCTGTATCATCAATTCCTAAAACTTGATGTGGGACTTGCTTCATGGTAATTTGATTACTAGGAATCATTGTGCATTTGCCGGGATGTTTCCACTGACCCATTGCATCATGAACTGCATTAGTATGTTTCATTACATGATGCCAATCTTCTGTAGTCATGATCTTTTCTTTCATAACATGTTTAGCTAACATATTACTAACTGACTCGAATTGAACGTTTTCAAAAGTTAAATGTTTTACAGTATCTAAATGTAATAATTCTTTTAAACGATCAATTAAACCTTTATTTCTAAGATATTTAAATGCTAGATTTTCAATTGAATATTCACCCTCAGCTTCTAATCCAGCTTGACGCAAATTTCGAAGGCGTAATAATATTTCTCGAATTCTTTTTTCTAAATTTGGATGATTCTTCTTTAAATTTGTAATTTCATATTCAAATGGCTCTGCTTTCATTTGAATTAATGAATCATCGATTGATACTAAATCAGCTTTGGGACGATTTATCCATTTACCCCGGGTTATCGAATAAATGCCAACTGAAGAATGTAAATCTTCATTAGCATCTTGTGCATACAATTCAATATTGATGCCTTTATATTTTAATGGATATTCATGATTCCATAGAGCTTTTTTCAAATGAAGATAATTTTTTGTCATATGCAAATTATCTCCAACTTCCATGTAATTAATTACTACATGCAAATCAATATCGCTATATTTAGTCCAATTATAATTTGCATTGCTACCAATTAAAATAACATCGAGTATTGGTGCATCAATTTCTAAGAATTGATAAAATTTTTCTGCAATTTTTATAAACCCGTCACGGAGCTTTGGCAATAATTCGCCATCTCTCCATATTACAGGGTTTAATTCACTATGTGTCTGATATTCTTTTAGCATCTATTATAAATATCATTATTTCCAAAATAGCTGTACTAAAATAAGAGAGAATGCTAATGTTAAAGAAATTGCTGTTTTCATATTAATGCCTTCATCTTTAAAAAGATATGTCATTAATGTAAATATTATTATTCCGGAAACAAATGAAAGAAATCTGCCAGGCCAAAAAGCCCCAGAAAATCCTGATACTGATAATCTAGTTGCTTCCATAAAAGCCCACGTTATTGGAACTCCTAATAACATCAATGAAAATCTATATTCCTTTGCCCATGGCCAAATTAATGGACCATTTGTTTGAATCCAAACAACGATTTGACCAAATAAAAATATTAAAAATGAATAGGCTAAATGTTTATAGTTCATAATAAATAATAAGGAATATTAAGATTATATCCAAATTATTTACGATCGCCTTTATGTAGATCTACTTTGTCTAGAATTGCATTCAATGCTTCCATTTTAATGAAGCCTGCCATTGATGCATTTTTTAATGCACTAATTAATTGAAATATAATAAAAGGGACTAGAACGGTCTCACTTAACCAACTAGTCCCTTTAAATCCTTTTTCTACCATTAACAACGTTGTAAGTAAAATAATCCAACTTACTAAAGTTTTCAAAACTTTAAGTGCTTTAAAGGTTTGAAACCCTTCTCGTTTTACTCCAGCAATTACACCAAAGAAGCCATCTGCCATTACTACTCCAACCAATGCCAAATATTGATCTGAATTTGCCATTGCTAAGTTGAAAAAATAAGTGCAGATAAATGCCATTATCGTACTCGCTGAATATATACCGACTGTTGTTAATGTAGTTGTTTTCATTATTTAATGTCCGCTGATTCGATTAACGTATATGTAAATGATTTACCATGAATTGCTGCAGCTTTGCGACAAACAGCCATGAATGATTCAAAATCAGCTGCTTTTTTAAACACCTGACAACCTTCTGACCAATTCTCTACATATGTTGAATCAGCTCCAGCTTTGTGAATATTAATTCCAAATACCCCTTCAGCTATTTTATTCTCATCATAAGTTAAATCACGATTTGGATCGCGATAAACCTTAACCGGTTTTTGTTGCTTTAACGCTTCATATTTACCTTGATGTAAACCTAAAGTGTGAGATCCTCTATACTGACCTTCTACTAATCGAGCAACGCCTGCTGCATTATGATATTGTTGAACACCTTTCTTACCCGGGTCGGTTGTTGCAGGCCAACAATGTGATTTCCATTCGCCGCCTTCTTTATATGAAATCGTGATGCAATCATCAAATGCGTTGGTTACTTTATTTC